TTATAGAAATGCCTATGTGAAATATTATGAAAACTTTAAACTACAATTGCTTTTTCTTTATAATAACGTCAAGTTAAAAAGTTTTTTAGAACTACAAGACTGTGAGGGTTCCACGATCTCCAAAAAAATAATCCCCGCTTCGTACACAATGGAATCTTTATCTAAACAATATACAGAATCCGATTTTATGAAAATGTATTTTCAAATTAGATTCATGGAAGAGGAATCTCCATTTTCCGATGATCAAAAATTTATGATTGTGGACGACTGCATAGAAATCATGTTAAAGTCAGGGATATTGAAAGCTTTAAATGTTTTTGAAAGAATTTTAAATAAAACATTTGACTATAACGGCTCCCTGAGTTATATTAAGAAGAGGTTCGACATTATTAGAATGGAACAATTCGAAGACGCCGAGATAATTTAAAGAGGGGGCGATGTTTTTTCAAGCTATTGACGATAAGTCCGCGTGTATAGGAATATATACGGAGGGCAAATTATATTTTGAGAATTTCCCCGCTGCCCTTACGAAAACCTGGCGCTATAGTGGCTCCCTCAAAGATGAGGATGTGGAGTATGGGTGGATATATGCTTTAGGTAACAGTCTTAAAGATGTTTGTCCAGCGGATTATGAAGAAGAGTTGGCGATTACCGAAAAGAAACTCAGAGCCTATATTAAAACATTTAAGATTGCGAAAGTCAACTTAAATGATCATTGTATTTTTGATTTGGTTCCTCACGACTTTTTAAAGCGTTTCTGTGAAGTTAAAAACCGCATCACAGAATACGTTTTTGAAACAATGCCCAAGCCGCCACATTACCAGCATTTGTGTGATGTTGAAAAATTGCTATATAAGATACGCTACAACAAGCTGAATCTCAATACCACAGCTTGTCGCCATTTGATGCTGTCTAGCCTGGATCGCAACAAAGCTCAAGAGCTAGCCAAGAACTTTAAGTATATTGATTATAACCTCTTTGGTACGGTCACAGGGCGTCTCACAACACGTCCTGGTTCCTTTCCTATACTCACGCTTAAGAAGGAGTTTAGGAAGCTCCTGAAGCCTAATAACGACCTTTTTGTGGCATTAGATTATAACGGCGCTGAAGTCCGCACGTTCTTGGAACTTGCTGGACAAGAACAGCCAAATCACGACATTCACGATTGGAACGTCAGGAATGTGTTTGCGAACACTTTAACTCGCGACGAAGCAAAAGTGGAGTTTTTTGGATGGTTGTATAATTCCCTAGAAGATCCTGATTTGGGCGAGATTTATAATAAAGCTAAAGTACTTGACGAGTGGTATGATGGCGAATATATTATTACACCATATCAACGCAAGATTGCGGTGGATGATTTTAGGGCACTTAATTATTTGATTCAGAGCACAACGGCAGACAGAGTGTTGTCGAAAGCCGTTATTATAGACAAAATGTTGGAAGATAGAAAATCTTTCGTTTCCCATATACTTCATGATGAGATTGTGATAGACTTTAGTGATGAGGACAGGGATATTATAATGGATGTTAAAGCTGCGTTTGAAGACGGGTATCTCGCTACCATGAAAGCTGGCAGAAACTATTTTGAGTTATTTGAGTTGGGTCTATGATTTCTATCGTAGGAGTAGGGAATGCCGCGGCAAGCATTGCACAGAAGTTTGTTCCTATTAAAAATTATAAAGTATATCAACTCAACGACAAAGTTGAGCGACATACGAAATATAAACGTAAGATTAAGTCTTTTGAGCGCCCCGAAGAATATGAAAACAATATACCTGATTTAAAAAAATTCTTTTCAGAGATTACTGACAGAGTTCAAGTTTTTGTAGTGGGCTCTTCCATGAGTTCGAACTATTCTCTTGGAATTTTAGAACAACTTAAAAATAAGCAAATTGAAGTTTTCTATATTAAACCTGATTCAGAGCTTTTGACCGGAATTCCGAAATTGGTGGATAAAGTAGTTTTTAGTGTGTTGCAAGAATATGCGAGATCTGGATTGTTGAAGTCCCTTACGGTCATCAGCAACGAATTGCTCGAAAATCACCTTGGAAGCGTCCCAATTAAGAAATATTATGACACTCTCAATGACTCTATTTTTTCTACAATTCACTATTTAAACTTTTTTGAACATAACGAGCCCGAGATTGGGATGGTATCCAAACCACTCGATATTTGCCGTATTAGAACCATCGGTTTGCTCAATATGAAAACTTTAGAAGAAAAGTGGCTTTTTGAGCTTGACATGGATCGAGACATATGTTATTATATGTGTATAAACAAGGAAAAGCTAGAGACCGATGGAGGGCTTCACAAAAGATTGGTCGATTTGCTCAAACAAAAACCAAGGAATGCTTTCCGTAAGATCTCGTATGCAATTTACGAGACTGAATATGAAGATTTTGGGTTCTGCGTTGCCCTTACTAACGTAGTACAACAATACGCTTGACAAGCTACGTCAAGTGTGCCACAATAAGATATCAAGGAACGCTTGATATTCTATAAGTCAACAAGGAGACAACAAAAATGGCAATTGATATGGAACTGATGCGACGAAAGCTTGCATCCCTTCGTGGAGAAGGAAACGGAGATAATACTCCATCTGTCTGGTTTAAGCCAGACGAGGGCGATACGGACATTCGTATCGTTCCAACAAACGACGGGGACCCCCTCAAGGAGATGTCTTTCCACTATAATGTGGGCGAGCATCGCGGCGGTGTTCTTTGCCCGAAACGCAATTACGGCGAAGCGTGTCCTATCTGCGAGTTTGCTTCCGCTTTATGGCGCGAAGGAACCTCCAACAACGACGAAGACAGCAAGAATCTTGCTAAGTCTCTCTTCGTTCGCCAACGTTATTTCTCGCCCGTGGTAGTTCGCGGTCGTGAAGACGAAGGCGTTAAGGTTTATGGATATGGAAAGAAAGCTTACGAGCTTCTTTTGGGTTATATCCTTGATCCCGAATATGGTGATATCACTGATGCTCACGAAGGCACTGATATCGCCCTAACTTACACCAAGCCCAACAAGCCTGGTGCATTTCCACAAACGAGTCTAAAGATGCGTCGACACACATCCCCACTGCTCGAAGATGCGGAATCTATACCTGCCCTCCTAGACCGCATCCCTGAGTTCGAATCTCTATTCGAACGCTTGACGCCCGAGCAAGTCGGCGCTATTCTAGATGAGCAGCTTTCTGGCGATGGTTCTGCCGAAAGTCGTTCGTCTGAGACAGTGCAGTACTCCGCAAAATCGACCAATGATGTTGATAAGGCGTTTGACGAACTGATGTCCTAGAATAATTAGGCTTGTGGAATACCGATGGCAGACCGGGAACAAATAGTCTGCCACATTTTTTATATAGGAGAGCAGAATGGCGCGAAAAGCCAAAACTAAACCTGGAAAGGTTTCGATGCAAGACTTAATGAGTCTTGTAAATAAGAAAGCCGGCGTTACTGTCGCACATGACCTTACAGGCGAAAACCCGACAGAGGTCAAAGAATGGATTCCCACTGGCTCTCGCTGGTTGGACAGCATCATTAGCAAAGGAAGAGTTTCGGGGATTCCTGTAGGTAAAGTTACAGAAATCGCAGGACTTGAATCAACCGGAAAGTCTTATATGGCCGTCCAAATCGCCGCAAACGCACAAAAGATGGGAATGATGGTAGTTTACTTTGATTCAGAGTCGGCTATCGATCCTTCCTTCATAGAGCGCGCAGGATGCGATCTGGAGCGTCTTATGTATGTCCAGGCATCCTCGGTCGAGTTTGTGTTAGAAACGATTGAGGAGCTTCTGGGGGCCACTGACGAGCAAATGCTGTTTATCTGGGATTCCTTGGCATTCACTCCATCGGTGTCTGATGTAGAGGGTGATTTCAATCCTCAATCATCGATGGCGATGAAGGCAAGGATCCTCGCTAAGGGAATGTCCAAGCTGGTTATTCCTATTGCTGATAAGCGTGCAACCTTCTTGGTTCTTAATCAGTTAAAGACCAATATCCCCCACGGGCCAAACGCACGTATTATCGCGATGACTACGCCTTATATCACCCCCGGTGGTAAGGCTATGCACTATGCGTATTCGCTGCGTATTTGGCTCACAGGGCGCAAGGCGAAGGCTTCATTCATTGAGGATGAAAAGGGATTTCGCATTGGGTCCGAAGTTAAAGTACGACTCGAAAAGTCGCGCTTCGGCACACAGGGCCGGTCGTGTGCCTTCCGCATTATGTGGGGCACCAACGATATTGGTATTCGTGATGAAGAAAGCTGGTTTGATGCTGTTAAAGGCTCGCCGTGTCTTACGAGTGCGGGAGCATGGTATACTTTGACAATGCCGGGAGGATATACCAAAAAGTTCCAACCATCCAAGTGGAATGATTTAATCACCTCTGACGATGAATTTAAAGCTAATGTTGTTCGTCTAATGGATGAGGAGATAGTGCAGAAATTTGATCGTCGCGAAGGTGATGCACAAGATTTCTACGCTGATCCAGAAGATCTTACCGTTCCATTAAAAAATTAGGAGATTATAATGAAACTATTAACAATCGCAATATTTGGGATGCTGATGTCCAGTTGCACTGCCAGCGCTCAACATCGCCACGCACCACCGCCCGCTAAGGCAGGCGTTCACACTCAGAGTGTCAGGGCATGGGTATGGGTTGAAGGTGGTTGGAGAAATGGCCACTGGGTAAAGGCACATTGGGAACTTGGTTATGTCATTCCCGGTCTGTTGAAAAAACACCCGCGTCTTTACATCAGATTTACAAAGGGCACCCACAGCCCACCGCCTCACCCGGCACATCGCCATCGTCGCCATCGTCGCCATCGTCGTTAAAAAAAACTACTTGACAAAGCCTCCCAGATTTTGTATAATATAAATGTTGGGAGGCTTTTTTGTCTGAGCTAGGCGCTGAGTACCGGTATTATACTGATGCCCAAAAATTCCATAAATACAAGGGCCGCATTAAGCGCCATTTGGAATTGGCGCGCAGGGTTGCCCACCAGTCAACTTTTGACGGACCCAGGCACGGGGCAGTCCTGGTGCGCGGATCGTCTGTGATTAATGTATCCGAGAATAAAAGCAACTTTTGCTCTTTTGGGAAACGATTTCGCAAATGTGATATACAACCTGGGCACTCTACGGTTCACGCAGAACTAGGTAGTAT